TATGATGCGTTGATACTACGTGCCAAACAAGAAGGCTTACTAGATCCAGCTAATGGTTTAACTAGAGAAGATATTTTAGCCCCGATAAGACCGGGATATGATTTTTATGGTATTGGACCATGATGACAACAACAACCCTAGGATTTGTAATTCAAAGGGATCTATACAAACGGCTGTGCCGAAGGAAAATAAATAATGAGTGATGATAACAGTAAACTAAATGAAGACCAAAACGAAGACAACAATGTATCAAATAAAGATACCGAGGCTCTACTAGAGAAAATGGTAGAGGAACGTCTTGCTAAAGTTAAGGCTAATTTAGACAAAGCATATTCGGAACGTGATGAAGCACTTAAGCGTGCCGTTCAACTTGAAGAAGAACGTAAACAACAGAAGCTTGCTGCTCTTGAGGCTGAAGGAAAGCATAAAGAAGTAGCAGAAATGAAACTAACTGAACTTCAGGAAAAACTACGCATTGCTGAAGAGCGCAACATCAAGTTAACACGAGATGCAGCTGTTCGTGATGCACTCACAGGTTTAGATTTCCGTAATGAGCGCTCACAACAGATGGCTTATCGTGATGTAGTAGAACAATTAATTCAAGACCCAGAGACTGGTGCTTGGATTCATAAGTCTGGTGCATCCATTAAGGAATTTGTAAATGCGTTTTCTAAGGATGAAGATAACACATTCTTATTTAAACCTAAAACTAATTCGGGAAGTGGTACTGGCTCCGTAGGAGGCACACCAAAACTAGATCCCAATAAAAAGATGTCAGAGTTGAGCAGTGCTGAGATTCTTCAGCTTGCCGCCGCTGGCAAATTAGGAAACTTTCAACTTTAAAAATATAATCAATTTCTAGGAGAAATTAAATGATTGACCATACCCTATTTAAGAACGTTGCATTAGCGATTAGCGCTTACTCTGACGAAGCCTATACTACCGCTAAGAAACTAAACTCTACTGGTTTAGTTGGTACTGATGCACGTATCAATACCTCTGGCGAAAGCTTCACTGGCCAAATGCGCTGGTACAAGCCCTTAGCCGCTAACATCAACGTTGCTAGCTTAAGCAACGCTGCTGACGGTGCCTATACCGACATTTCTACCGAAATCGCTGACTACATCAAATCAGTTCGCACTTTCGGCGCACAACAAGTTAACCTACAGCAAGTTGTTTCACAACAAGATGGTCTATTAAAGATTGCTCGTGACTTTGCTGAAGTTCGTGGTAATGACGAATCTAACGCTGTTGTTTCTATCCTTAAGGGCGTTGCTGGTTACGAAGTTAGCCGTGGCGCTGGTATCGTAGGTTTTGACACTGATGCTGATGGCGCTGGTGTTGGTGCCTTCGTTGACATTAACGCTGCTGGTGCTTTTGGTGCTGCTGCTACTGGTTCTTCTGACGAGCGTAAGCTATTTGACGCCTCTGCTATCGGTGCTGCCCGTGGCCAACGTCTATTCAAGGCTATTGGCATGGCATTCAAAGATCATGAGCCTGACTTCATGTACATGGTTACTTCACCTGAAGTAATGGCTGAACTACGTGCTGCTAACTTAGTAGACGTAACTACCGTTGTTGACGGTAACTTAGAGTTCCAAACCATCTTCGGTGGTAAGTTCCGCTTAGTAATGAGCCGTGTTGATCAAGGTAACCTTTCAGCATCTGCTAACGTTAACGACCAGTCTGTTAAGACTACCTTTATCGTTAAGCCCGGTGCGATTGCCTTCTCACCTATCGCTGTTCCTACCCCTGTTGAAGTTGATCGCAATGCAGCTTCTTACACTGGTGGTGGTTCTACCAACATCTGGTATCGCTATGGCTTCGTAATGCACCCAATGGGCTACGACTGGGCTGGCTCTACTTCTGCTTTTGCAACTAACACTGGCTACGCCACTGCTGGTTCATGGGCACGTAAGATGGACGCCTTAAACCTAGGTATTCTCCCAATCTTCCACGCTTAATCCAATAGGAGGGACTGATGGCACTAACTCTTAATGTAAACTCCTATGTGACTGTCAGTGAAGCAGAGGACTATTTCGAGACTCGCATTGATGCGAGCGCTTGGAACGCTGCTGACGCTGATGACAAAGAGTCTGCCCTTGTGACTGCAACTCTAATTCTTGATGAAAATCAATTTATAGGGGCTGCTGTCAGTTCCACACAAAGTTTAGCTTGGCCTAGAACCTCTGCCAGCTACTACGATACCAAATTAGGTATGGAAATTGATATCGCCTCTAATGAGATTCCTAAAAGATTAAAGTTAGCTGTTTTTGAAATGGCTAATCATTTACTCGCTAATGAGAACTTATTAGATAACACTGCCCAAACTTTTGAAAAGATTAAAATTGGATCTATTGCAATTGAAGATAATTCATCGGATTATGTTCCACCGCCTCTAGTTCCAACAACTGCTAAAAAGTTTATTAAACCATTATTGTCATCTGCTCAGTCAGGTTCAATGTGGTGGAGGGCTAATTAATGGTAACAAGAGCTAAACTACAGAATGCTGTAGATTCGGCTTTTAAGAAACTAGATGCACTATCTGTTACCGCAGTATTTACAAATAAAACAGTAACAACATTTGATTTTTCTACAGGTGAGGTAGTTGCAACAGCTGCTACTTACACTACAAAAGGTTTTATTGAAACTGAAAAATCAGAGATTGACAATACAATTGCTAACTACTTAATGCTAACTGTAAAAACAGGTGGCGTAAACTTTAATGCTTACACAGTAGTTACAATTGACGGTATTGCGTATAACTGTTCTATTATTAGTGGTAACGAATATGTAACAACATTTAAGATTGTGAGGGTATCATGACGTTTAATAAACTTAGACAAGATATCTATGCAGTCTTTGCAAGTAATGCTTGGAAAAACACAGGCATTAAAGTGTTTCCTGAGAATTATCAAGGAAATGTAGGTTCGGCTTTGCCTTATTTACGTCTTACAATAATTCCCGGCGCTGCATCCTTAGATTCTTTTAGCCTTAGTAAACGGTTATCTGGTCGTATGGTTTTATCTATTTTTGTAGATAATACGGCAGGTGATAAAGATTTATATAGTATTGCTGACTTATTGGACACTCATTTCCAAGGCAAGACTTTAACTAATGGAACACAATTTGGACCAAGTACGGTTATACCGCTTGGCATAGACAAAGTGAATAGCTCTATTTATAGAGGAGACTATTCAATCAACTTTAACTCATATGGAGAATAAATAAATGGCTCACATTACATCAATCGGCGCAGGCATCTACTCAGCTTTAGCCGTTAACACTACTGCTATCACTGATCTAACGACAGTTGATACACTAGCAGAACTAGAAGCAAAGTTTGCTTCTGCTGCTGCTTTTTCTGAAATCAAGAACGTTCGCGAGTTCCCACAAGTTGGTACACCCGCTAACATCGTAAACGTACCTGTTTATGGCCAGAAGACATCTAGCCAGATTCAAGGTCAAGCTGATGCTCCTTCACTAGAGATTAGCATTAACTACGTTCCTTCTGAGTGGGCCGCTGGCACCACCTTAGGTGACCTAGTTGGTGACGGTAACGTTTATGCGTTTCAGTTCTCTCTATTAAACAGCAAGCCTGCTGGTTTAACCGCTGACTCAGTTGGTCTAGGTTCTGTTGCTAACTCTAACTTCTACTTTGTTGGTAAAGTTGAAGCTCTATTAGTTAGCCCTCAGTTAACTGACGCTAACCAAGCAACTCTAACGCTATCAGTAGCTGGCGAGTTCTTTGGTCCTAGCACCCAGTAATCTACCAGGGGACGTTAAAGAAGGTTAAGACCTCCCTTTAATGTATTATTAGGGGTATTTATCTTAGGGTAGATACCCCTATCTATTAATAGTATAAGAGAGTAAGTATGGATAATAAACCACCATTTAGTAAGTCATTCGTAATGAAGACTACATTTAGACACATGAAGAGGTCTATTGAAATTAGTATTAGTAAATCATTTGAAAGACTAAAAGACTTTGAGAATGATAGTGATACAGGAAAAGAAATTATTGAAACATTATCAGTTCTTCATACATTAAATAAAGTGTTAGAAGAATTCCAAGATAATAACAAACATCTATTTATTGATAACAAGTAAGGAAAAGTATATGAAACATTTAGTCGGTAAGCGTATGGTACAAGAAGTTAGTTTTATGGATGAGAAGGTTAAAATCCGTAAATTATCTGTACAAGAGATCATGAAAATTCAAGATCAAACAAAAAAGACAACAAAAAGTGGAGACGAAGTCTCTACACTACGAACAATGATTCGTCTAGCCGTAGAAGGTGCAGAACAACTATCTGATGCAGATATCGATTCTTTTCCGCTAGATGAACTAAGCAAGCTAGGTGCTGAGATTGTTAAATACTCAGGCATGGCTGGAGCCGAAGCACCGGCAGAAGAAGCGGGAAACTAACTAGTGAAGAACTAGCTATTTATGAACTAGCGTATAATTTAAGAATGTCAGTAAGTGATATTCTTGATATGCCATACGAAGAGTTCTTAGGGTGGTTTAAGTTTTTCAAGTTAAGACCTGTAGGCTGGCAGGAAGATAATAGAACAGCCCTTCTTTTAAGTGCTCAAGGTGTTAAAAAGAAACCAACAGAGATATTCCCTTCATTAGCTGCTTTATATAAAGGTAGCGGAAGCAAATCTATTGATCCAAACTTTATCAAAATGCTACAAAAGGCAAAAGGTGGAGATAATTGGACACCAACTATAGAGGACTAATATGCCAAGTTTAAATGTAAAAGTAGACTTTAACTCTGAGCTACGTAAGCTTAAAGAAGAAGTAAAAGAAATTGCAAATGATAGCGTAAAAGACAGAACAGAGTTTGCAACATCAGCCTTGGCAAGAGTAACTCCTGTTGACACAGGTTATGCTAGAAGCAGGTGGACGTCATATGTTGAAAAAGATATCAATGGGTATCTAGTAGGGACAATCGATAACGATGCACCCTATATTGGTAGGTTAAATAAAGGTCATTCACAACAGGCACCTACCTTGTTTATTGAAAAGACTTTAATTGCTATTGGTGAACTTCAAGATCCAGTAGTTGAGTACTTAGACGAATAAAATTCTTTGCCCTAGATGGTTCCCATTAATTGGGTTTTCATTTAGGGCATTTTTATTAAGGAGATAGAGAATGGCAGTACAAATTCAAGTACGTTCCGACTCTAGGCAAGCACAGGTAGACTTAAAAAGACTTGAAGCATCACTAAATTCAGTACAAGCTAGTGCAGCTAGTATTAATAGATCAATTAGTGGCTTAGCAACTGCAACTAAAGTAGCGTTTGCTGCTTTACCAATTGCTGCCATAGGGACAGCGGCGTTAAGAACAGCCGCTTCGTTTGAAACATTAAATGCAAGATTAGTAACAGCAACAGGTAGTACCCAATCGGCAGTTAGCGCCTTTGTAGCTGTACAAAAGATTGTAACAAAGACACCTTATAGTGTCAAAACGCTAACTGATGCGTATGCACGTTTAGCAACTACAGGCTCAAAAGTGTTTTCAAGTCAAGCACAAATTGAGCGAGGTGTTCAAAATATTGCAGACTCTGTAGCTGCAGTAGGTGGTGGTAACGTAGAACTAGAAAGAGTTTCTAGAGCCTTTGAAAGAATGGCTGGTGAAGGTCGTATTACCGCTGAACGATTAAATCAAATTACAGATGCAGGTATCCCGTTAACTAAGATTGCTGCTGCACTTGGTTTATCAATGGAAGACCTTAGAAAAGAAAGTGAAAAGGGAACTTTAACTTTTGGTAGGTTTTATAAAGCATTTCAACAAGTTGCAGAAGCGGCTGATGGATTTGGTGGAGCTGCTGCCAGGCAGGTAAATACACTATCTGGTGCAATGTCAAACCTAAATGATGCCTTTGATATTTTAGCAGATAGAACAATTAGACAATCTGGATTTAGTCAAATCCTTATTAAAAATATTGTAGGCGTCACAAACGCTATTAACGACTTTTCTAGTGGTATTGAAGTAGATATTGCGGTAGCGCTTTACGAGATTGCATCATTTTATTATGATGCTAAAAAGATATTTAAAGATATTAGTAAAGTTATTTATGGTCTTGGTGAAAAGACAGTAAGCCTTATTCCTACTTTTGAAATTGACCCTAAAGCTTTAAAAGATTCAATCAAATCTTCATTTGATAGTATTGATTTTAAAGGAATGATTACCAGCTATAAGTTAAAGTTAGGTGACTTTTTACCCGGCCTTGAGGATGTAAAAAATGCCATTTTTGGATTTGGTAAATATGTTAAAGATGTCTTTTATGATATTTGGGACACGGTTGTTGGAAACTCAACATGGCCTGATTTAATTAAAGGTGTTACAGAATGGGCTAGTAAGCTTGAGGGTATGGTTAGACCTCACCTTGAAAGATTTAAAACTTTTGTTCTAGATCTATTTACTGAAATTAGAACCAAATTTGATGAAATTACAAGTAAGGTTGCTTTTGAATTTAATGTTTCTGCTGATACTTCTGCATTAAGCAAGGTATCTACTTACTTAACTGAAATCAATTCTAATATTGGCAAGTTAATTGATAATGCTAAACAACACCCTACTGTTGGTCAATTTTCAACTAAATTAGAAGAAGTTACAAATATTATTCTTGAGTCATATAAGAAATTAGAAGCTACATCAGGTTTCCAAGCCCTTAAGGGCACTTTCAATGCTATTAGTGTAGTATTAGCTGATTCGCTTATTCCTAGACTATTTGCTCTTTGGGGCGCTATTGCTGCATTTGGAAAAATAGACCCTAAATCATTGCAATTAGAGTTTAATGCAATGATAGATAAAGCAACATTAACCGATGGTCTTGATCAAAGTATTGCTACACAAGCAAAAGAGGAAATGAAAAAGTTCTCTGAAAATGTGGACAAGTCAATAAAAGAATTTGAAGCTAGTGCAAAACAAGGTTTAACTGGTTTTGAAATTACAGGTAATGTTTTTAATTTCTTAGGAAATCTATTAGGTAAAGTTGTTTCAGATGCATTTGGCTTTGGTGTTAAAGATTCTGTATATACTATGCAGGAAATTTTAACTGGTGTAGTATTCTTTGCCTTTAGTTCTTCTTTAAGAAAACTTGTAGGTGCAGCTATTGCAGTTACATTAGTCTTTGGAGAACAGTCATTTTCTGAAAGTTTAGGCAAAATTTATGATCTAATTTCTCAATTTGGTAATAATGTACTTAAAGGTGCAGGAGTTGAAGGCTTTGCTTCAGAATCAAGTTTAGGTGGATTTATTGCTGGCTTATTATTTGGCGGTCTTACACTTGCTTTTGTAACTGGTAAACTTGGACCTATTCTCAAAAGTATTGCTCAATTAATTGGTGCTACTATTATTTTGCCAAAACTATTTGGAAATAAAGAAGTAGATGCACAAAGTCCAGATGCTACAAAAGCAGGTAACACTTGGGGTGGTAAAATCCAAGCAGGGATTAAAAGTGGTTTTGCTCTCGCTGGTGGCCTTGGCGCTTTACTTGCTGCAGAACAAATTAATAACTTCTTTGAAATTGAG